GAACTGAGTGCCTTGTTCGAATGAACCAGATGTCTGTTGATGCAAGAGCCATGTTTGACAGGATGAACCTGCCATATGTGATAGTAAAACGCGAATGTCGTGGACCTCAAGCTGCATAGGTACGTTCACCCGCAACGAGCGGCCTGAGAATCGATGTTTTTATTTAAGTAAATCAATCACTTGGAGAACAGGTCTCTCCTTGGCAACAGTCGTAAATTACCTGACTACAGGTAAGACATTGCTCATGACCATGTACAAACACAGTCTTTAGCTCTTCACCACAACGATCGCACCGCTTGCAGTGGCGCTTTATCTCAGGCTTCTCCATCTGACAACGCCCTCATCCGTGATACCAAACGTCTTGCGCGGTTCGGGACCTGAGTATACCAACGGCTGTCAACCATCTGGTCTGCCGCCTCATTCCAGTCGCGCGCATCAACGCCAGCCTTCATGCCTTTGAACTTGGACAGCCGGGGGCGGCCCATGTTAAACATCATGTTGGCAATAATTTTCTGGCACTCATCAGGTAGGTGTGCAAAGTCAGAGTACAGTGTCATGCAGTCGTTAATCGTGACAGCCATGTCTAGGTTGAATACCTGCTGTACCCTCTCCTGCTCAATGACTGTGCCGACAGGCTTGCCATGTTCCTTGTCTTCCTTAGTCACAAGGTGACCTATACCGAATGTAGGTAGGCCCAGATGGTCCAAGTATATCTCGTACTTGCAGCCCTCGTCTTCAGCAAGCTCCTGACGAAGCTCGTTTAGCACTGTTGATTTCATCATTTTAGTTGTTCCCAAATGTTTGCATGTTCTTCAATGCAGAGAATGGATCCCCGCCCATAAAGGCAGGGTTGTTTCTAACAGAAGAGGATGCGGGAGCCGACTGTGGGGCTGGAACGGCTCCCGCTTGCGCTGGCACTGATGGAGGGACAGTACCTGCAGCAACTGGTTGTGATTGTACCGGGGTCACAGGGCCGAGGTCCATAGTTGTCGGCTCTTGTTCCTGTGTTTCTGGTGCGGGTGCTTCGCCAAGCTTGCGCTGACGAAGAGTTCTTCTTATGGCATTGATTTCGGACATTGGAAGTCTGTTGCCATTTTGTCTAACTCTTTTTTTAATATCGCTTGAGGGCTCAAAAGGAACAAACTTGCCTTTCATTAATTCCCTTGCATTCGGAACACCGTTCTTTTTAAGGGAGCGGCGTATCTCGTATCTAGAAATTCCCATGTTTTCCATGTTCTTAATTGTTCTATACATCTCGTTCATCACACGAAAGCGAGCTTCGTTCGCATCAATATAAGTCTGCACTGCGTTCTCTGGATCCAACGCGCCTCTTGTGGAGACGGCACTGTTGAATATTTGAGAGGCTGTCTGCACCTGCCTGCCGTATTCAAAGCCACGGAACATTAAAATATTGTCTGGCTTTACTTCTGTTTCTGTAATACCTGTTAAGGCCCGGAAAACTTCTTGTGCTATATGTCTTTCGTTTCCTGATGGGTCTACGGTGTTGTCTGCGAAAGCTCTAACTAGCCGCCCCATTTCAAAGCCGGGTGCTTGCGTTTCTTTTTTCTGGCCCTTAATTTCAAAAGCTAGCTTTGCCACACCTGGAACAAAAGCGTTTGAGATATGAGCAAAACTTTTTAATACCTTGTCACCGGGGCTGTCTACTTCGTCACGATAAACTTTAGAACCTGACCGTGTCACACCACCACGAAAAGTAGCGTCAACTATTCGCTCCGTTAGAATTGACTCAGCGCCGAAAGGCGCAAACATATTTTTCATTGCCCCCATAACAGCATCGGTTGCAATTTTACTTGTGTCAGAGCCCATGTCTTGACCCTTGCTAACTGCGTTTAGAATTGCTCTAGCGGGAGCAGCTAGGTAAGCATATGGATTAGTGAAGCTGTAGTTGATGTAACCGGTCACTTGCGTCTTCCCGTTACTGTCAACCTTTACACTACTTGGAAGTAGTATAGCATCCTTCTCCCAGTCTGCCCCATTTTCTCTAATGGCATCCATCTGTTCTTGGGTTACACCTGTTAGATCCATAGCCATCTTCTGCATTGCAGTTGGAACGACCATAGTAGTAGTTGTGAACCCCATTAGTCTACGAGTGCCAATTTCATTTATCTTTTTTGCGGCGGCGGCGGCGGCGTCTTGGTCCCCGCCAAACTTGGCTAAGAAATCTGGGTCATCTGCTCTGACCGATAGCTCATCAAGAGACTGCTTTAAAGTATTTGCACTGGTACGAAGTATCTCTGCAGGGAAAGCAATGAAGTTACCAACAGGTAACTTACGAAGCTCCTTAACAAACAGCGGCACTCTCTCATAGTTAGGTACAGTGTTCTTTACAATGTCTGCAGAATATTGGTCGGAGCTTTTACCGAAGGCTTTGAACACTGCATCTTCTGAACCGAGGGCAGAAAGTATTTTATTCTTCTCAAACTCAAAGTTATAGATCTTCCAGATGTCATCACCGCCTTGATACAAATCTCTGGCAAGTGAGTTTGCGGATTTCGTTGCGCCAAATACGGAAGCTGCCTTTCCATTTTTTAAAGTTTGAGCAAAACCTGTTTTAGAGGCGGTTAATATAGGCATGCCCAGAGCATCTTCTTGCGCTTTTTGCGTCAGTCCGTAGCCCTCAACAATCAACTTGTCCATTTCTTTTATTTGCGTCTGAGTGCCCACAACTCCAATGCGTTGTAGGTTTTTATAATACCTATTTCTGTCAGGTTTTTTAAGCACGTTGTCATAAACAACAGACATGGAATCAAACAGGTTGGCTCCCGCCCCCACATTGCCTTGAGCTAGGGCAAACAGAGCAGAAGAGGTGACGTTACGAACCTGTGTCACAGGAGACAGAACGGTAGCGGCGTACTGAGTTATACCCTTGCCCTTCAAAAAAGCTGAATAGGAAGCTCTCATAACATTAGCTACGTCGTTTGTATTAGCCGTAGTTTGCATTGTCAGGTCTTTGTACACATTGTTTCTGGCGTAAACAGTGTCCTTCAGAGCGCCAAAGCCTTCTCCTAGCAAAGTATACTCAGCATCTCTTACTTGTTTTGGAAGCTTAGAAAAAGCCTCTGGGGAAAGAAACATGCCAGAAGAATCATCAATTAAGTTTTCGTTAATAAATTTATAGAAGCGGTCAGTAGCTACGAACTCAGCCATGTCTGCAACAGTCGTGACAAGAGCTTCTTGAGGATCTTTAATCTCTCCAAGCAACGCCCGTAGCTGTTGATTGTTTGCCTGCTTAGACTGGAACAAACCTGTTCTCAGCCTATTCTGAGCCACGGTTTGAGAGTTCGGGGAGCCTTTTGGTTTGGTCGCTTTGCCGCTATAGTTTGCCACATACGCATCGGTTATCCGCTCGGCGGCATCGCGTGTCATTACTTCGCGACCACCTTCCACAAGAAAATCCGCAGCATCATCAAAGGCCGTTTCCATTTCTAGCTCTTTAATAATATTCTTGGCGGCAGAGGGTGCTCGCATAAAATAATCTATTGTATCTTTACGGGCCTGAGTAAACTCACCAGACTTTAAATACTTGGAGTCTTCAAATATTTTATAGCGGCGGCGCATGTAAGACCCTAGTTGGTCCTTAATTATTTCAGCGGCTTTAGCTTCAGCATTAGGTAAACTTTCGCGGGTAAGGTAGTCCGATTTTAATATCTGTTTTGAAAGGCGGTCTACCTGCACCCGACCCTTACGAGCGGCGGACTGCATAGATTGCGGCAGCATTTTTAAAGCAGGTACACCTTGAGCTTTAGCGTTTGCCATAAAAGCTTCGTCTTTTGTGAGGTACGCCCAGAAGCTATTTAAAGCAGACTCTTTAGTTAGAGGAGAAGCGTCCCCAAGAACCTGCTCTCCGTTTTTTAAAGCAAGGTCTATGGTGTCCTGCATTTCAACAAGAGTTCTGGCTACCTGCCCCGTCTCGGCGTCTAGCTCGCCACTTATTCTTGAGCGAACTTCAGCAAGCTCAGAGCTTAAATTACCACGGAAACGAAAAGCCGAAAGAGTTCTGTCTACTAATTCATGCTCATCAGCGATCTTTTGAACCTGCTCACCAATCGCCTTTGTCGCTTTGCTAACTACGCCAGCAACAGGGGCTGTGATAGGAGTAGCTACTTTGACAGCGGCTCTTCCGCCATAGCCTAATGCTTTTAATATAGGGTCAACGGCAGCAGTAGCGCCCATTGCCTCTAGCCCAACTTTTATTTTATTGCCAATCTTTGCGGCGGCGGCTTCTCTGCCCTGAAGTCCAACGGTATCTGTTGTTTGTGTGACACCACCACCAAAAAAATCTCCGAGTGTTGTAACACCATCCGTGGCAACGACAGCGTCGGTTACTCCTGCAGCGCCTACTTGTGCTAGTCTCTGCGTCATCTTCGGGACGTTTCTTAGACGGCTTAATTTACTAACAGCGCCTGCAGCACCAAGACCGGGGATAACAAACTGAGTGACTACTTCTGCAATTTCTCCGGCAGCGCCTTCAGGATCAATACCTGCCATAGCTCTAACACCATCTGCAAAGTCTGTAACGTCCTGCGCATAATTTGTGTCGAATATAAGGTCAGCGCCTGCAGCACCGAGTTCCGCGATTCCTTGTGGAATGGCGATAAGACCAGAAGCAATACCTTCACCTATCTCCTGAGTTGTTGACTCTTGAGTAGGAGATGTTGGGCGTTGTTGTACAATAGGTTCTTCGTCCTCTGCCACCGGACCGGAGGCCGAGGGAGAGATCCCTGCTGACTGCAAATGAGACTGTATTGTCTCTATTGCTTGCTCATTAGACAAACCTTCATCAAGATTATATGTCTGACCTTCGTAAGTATATAAGGGCATGGCCCCCCCTTATTTTGGTGTTGTCAGGTCAGTTACTGATATAGGTGCTAGTGCTTGCGTTAATTGCTGCAAAGCATACTGACCTATTTGTGCATCATTCGGCGGGTTATCCGATGTAAACTGAGGCAAAGTTTCTATCATCTGATCACTCATCTCGCTCTTTGTATCTGCGTTTGACAATACCGTCTGCACATACCTCTCAGAAGTGTACGACCCCACTTGTTTAGCACCAGAATTGTTTTTACCACCCAATGTTGCTGTAAGAGCAGAAGTTAAAACATCTTTTTTACTTTGACCTGTTTGATCAAGTAAGCGTAGACCTTCTTCTGTAAACGAACCGTCAGAGTTCAATAGGCCCGCTGACTTCATGGCATCTATGCCTGTTTCTTTGGAGTTAGCTAGAAGGCGTGATGTTTCAGCATTATATATATCTACGTCTAACGAACCCTGTTGGTTTGTAGCCGTGGCTAAAGCACCCAACGCGGCTATTTCAAGCCTTTGCCCGGCGTAGGCATTGGTTATAGCGTTCTGCGCCGCAGTATCCTCGGCTCCGGCTATTGCTATTTTAAACTGGGTGTCTGCAGCAGCGGCGGCGACATTCGATGCTTTCTCGCTATTGATCAGTGTTAGGCGAAGCATGCCTGCTTCTTTACGGTCGGCTCTTTCCTGATCGGTGATCTTTCCAATTTGTTTACCATATGTATCAAAGCCGAAGGACAACCCCTTTGCCACATTGGTTAAAGCGTTGCTGCTTTCTCCCGCCGCGATACTAAGACCCGCCTGTATAACGGAGTTCCAGAAGGCACCTTGCTTATCTTCGGAAGCTTGATCTGGGTCAAAGCCGAGGCTATCTTTTACAAGTTTATCAACTCCCTCAAGGTCAACCTCTTTGGGAAGAGTCGCGGTAAGGTTGGAGAATGCTGAGAAGGTCCCTGGCTTTGATGCATCTGCCTTGCTAATAGAAGGAGTAGCGGACAAATCACCGTTATTTAAAATTGCGTCCATCCTAGCAATAAGCTTTTTTGTCATAGCCTTGCTTGCGGCAACTGCCGGAGGAACTTTTGAACCGCTCTGATTAGCTGGTGGTTTTTCAACTGCCGCTGTTTCTGCAATACTCTCGCTTTGTTGGACAACTGTTTCTGCCAACTCTTCGGAGGCCAGCTTTTTTAACTCGGCGGCACTTGGTGCCGATTCTGCGTTTGCGCCGCCTGCGGCATCTTCCATGCTCATGCCTCTTTGGCTTGCATTTAGCAGGTCAGCATCAGGGCGTCCTGAGTAGGGTGTGTCCACAAATAAATAGTCTGCTGCATCATAAACCCCCTCCTTCACTGCTTTCGCTGCTGCAGGGATTGTTAGAACACCTCGCCCTGCCGCTTTTAAAGCTCTTTCAAAACGAGTGTCCTCTTTTCCCGGCTGAACTCCTTCCGTGACGAGGTTTCCTACCTCCCTCGCTGATACAACTTTCCCGTCTGCTACAGCACCAAGAAAAGGAGCTAGCTCTCCGTTTGTTAATCCCGTTGAAGCAAACATGTCCCCATCAACAGGGATACTGCTTACCTGATTTCCTAGTGAGTATATACCGCGCCTTGCAAGTTGTTGTACATTTAGCGGGGTACTGTTCATACCGGACGCAGGAGGACCCTGAAACATACGAGCATCTTTAAGCGCACGAGCATCAAATAATCTTTTAAATATATTAGGCCCAGAATCAACAACAGGTTCTTCAATAGTAGGAAGTCCTCTGATTGAGCGAAGTGCATTACTGAGTATGTTAGATGTTGGAGCCTTGTACGAACCGCCGTTAGCACGGCGTTGCACTGTCTCTACCATCTCAGGGGAAGAAGCAAGGATACCAGCAGGCTGGTTCGCATTCATAACTTTGTTGAAGAGCTTACGCCGTAATACTTCGTTCATTACTATGACCCCGAAAAGTTAAACAGGTTTCCAAATCCTCCGGTCTGACCAGCGGCACCAAGACCCGCGATCCCAAGACCTAGAAGCTGGGACCCAAGACTTGGGCCAGAAGAAGTGGTTTGCTGGACTGTGCCCTGCAGTGCTGGAACACCACGGAAGATGTCGGACATAAATCCAACCTGCTGGAACGGAAGAGCCTGCTGTGCCAGAAGATTAGCTCTGTCTACATCGTAGCCTGCCTGCTCTTGTCTTTGCTGTAGACTACCGATACCCATTAATGTGTTAACGTCTTGAACATTCATGCCTTGCTGTGCTTGACCTAGAGCGCCTTGCAACTGCGCCGCTCTTTGCGCCGCCTGCTGTGCCTGACTAAATCCTGCCTGACGTAGCTGACCTGCAGAACGTGCTTGCTGTTCTAACGTATCTCCTGCTAATCCTGCCTGCGCCACACCGAAGCGAGAACCACCGAAGGCACCGGATGCAACCCCTTGACCACCCAATTGGCCTTGAGCAATTTGTCCCTGCTCACCAATGTCGGAAAGGGTTTGTTGCACAACTTGATTTTCATAAGGATTAAAGAACTGAGACACACCTTCAGGAGAAGCATACTGCTGTGCTCTATCCATGTATGGCTGATAACCACCAATGCCTGACATGGCTGTTTGAATAGCGGCCTGCTGCCCTCCTGATAAACCTGCTAGCTT